TCCCTGCGAACGGTGGTACGTCCCCCCGTCCGCGGTAAAGTCGTACTTGGCCGCCCACACGGCCGCCTTCTCTTCCCAAATGTCAGCGGCGGCGGCATTCAGATCATAGGTGTCGATCCAGTCGTCGTTCTCGTCCTGTGTCGGGGGCGTGGTGGAGGTGTCCCAGGTATAGGGCTCCTCTCCCCGCTCGTCCATCACCGGATAAGCCTCGATAAACGCCGTGATCGCCGCGTCGCTGTACGTCGTTGCCGTCAGCTCTGCCGCCATCCGCCGCACCTGCAAGATCTGCGCCGCCGTCACTGTCATGGGAACCTCCTGCTAGACCGCCCGGACGTACTCGACGAACAGGTAGCCCACAAAGCCCGCCGTGGTCGCCGAGCCGGTGAAGGTGATGTAGTAATCGTCCTGCCACAGCGCCGGCGCGCTGATCTGCGTCTTGGCCGTGTTCTGCATGGCGTGGCCGTTCCACATGGTCTTGGCCGTCATGGTGTTGGCGTCCAGCGCGTTCAGGATGTCCGTGCCGGCGCTCGTGGCCGCGCTGGCCACGCCCACGCTCAGGTTGGCCGCGCCGGTGCTCGGCGTCACAGAGTAGAACGTGGTGCGCAGGATCACGCAGTCCACGCCCTCGGGGTTCAGCACCGCTCCGATCCCGCCATTGTCCGTGCTCGCCACGCCGGTGATCTTGATGGCCAGGAGCCCCCGTCCCTCTTGTTCCACTGCTACAGTCATGGTCTTTCTCCTTATGCCCCCTGGCTTCTGTCAGGCCAGGGGGCTTGTGTTGTTCAATGGGGCAGACGTGAGCCCGCCCCGTCAAGACTTCTCTGATCCTAGGTCTCGGTTGGCGCGATCATCAGCAAACCGCTGGTCGCGTGGTCTCCGTTCATGTCCGGAACTCGGACATACGTCAGAGGGTCGGAAACGGCGGTGCACCCGTCAAAGCAGTTGTTTCGCCCCCGCAGGTAGAGCCGGTGATCGGTCGTGGCGCAGTTGTCGTCGATGGCCACGGCCAGGGTGGCCGGGCCGATGTTGGCGAAGAGGCAGTTCTCGAAAAAGGCCGTGAACACCTCAACGTCAATGTCGACGTCAACATAGACCAGGACGTGTGCGGTGCCACCACCGCTGGCCCAGCTCAGGAACTCGCAGTCAATGAACTTGTTGCGGTGGCAGTCGTCAGACCCCACATACAGCCAGAGTCCATAGGTTGCGGCGGATCGCACCAGCGTGTGCTGGCCGATAGTGCAGCGCACGAAGGCGTTCTCGCCGCCTCCCACCTTCAGCGAGTAGCTGGCCGCCGTGGCCGAGGTCGGGCACATGAAGAACACGTTCTCAAAGTAGTTGCGCTGTCCGGTGACGATGACCGCGCCAGACGCGGCCCCCGTGGCCTTCTCCTGGTTGAACTGCATGTTCTTGACAATGCAGCCGTTACCCGAGAAGGTGATCACCGGCGTCACCGCCGTGGCCGCCTTCATCACCACCCGGCAGCGCTGGCCCACACCGGGGAGCAGCGAACCCACGCCGATCAAGTGCGTGTAGCTCTTGTCCCACGTGATCGAGGCGGTGGGGTTGTCCGCCGTGGCGCCGGCCAGGAAGAGGACCACGTCATGCCGGTTGGCAACGCACTTGTCCTCGGCCTCCTCCAGGCTCTTCAGTGGATATTGCCAGGTGGTCCCCGGGTTGCTGTCCGATCCGTTCACCGGATCCACGATGTAAACCTTGGACAGCGGACCGCGAGGGATGCCCATGCCGGCAACATATTCGTTCAGGTTCTTTGGAAACAGTCCCATAGTCGTTCTCCTTCAGACTCCCGCCCCTCCCCGTCAACGGAGAGGGGGTTGGGGAGAGGTTACGCGGTCAGCGTGGCGAACGGGCATCTGCTGGCCTCGGTGCCCTGGATGGCGTTGATCGGGTTCGGCAGGGCAAAGCCCAGCCGCATCACCGCCCGCAGCGCCACCATGTCCTGCTGCGCCAGGTTGTACACGATTTTGCCGCCGGCGTCCTGGATCACCGCCTGGTCCAGCACCTTGTAGGTGATGTCCTGCCGCATGGCGTACACCAGCTGGTCCCACTGCCCGGCGATCATCAACGAGGAACCGCTGACGATGCTGCCGTCGTTGGGGAAGTAGAGCGGCGCCCCGTCCAGCTCGTAGCGGCTGGGGTCCTGCATGCTGGTCTTGAAGATCGGCAGGCCGTTGGTGTCTCGGGTGTTGCGCAGCTGCCCCTTCATGGACAGGTGCGCCAGCACGCCGGTCACACCGTAGCCGTCCGCCTCCACCAGCATGAACAGGCCGTCGGTGCCCGCGCCGGTCTCGCCCAGGATGGCCTCGTACAGGTCGGTGTAGGCCGCCGCCGAGATGGTCTGCGAGGCCGCCGTGCACACGGCCACCAGGCCGGCGTAGCCCAGGTTCGTGGTCCACGACGTGGGGATGTTGGTGCCATAGAGCACGGCCTGCACAATGGCCTTGTTCAGGGCCTGCACCAGCGCCGGCTTCACCTCGCCCCACACGTCAAAGGCCGAGTCGTCCAGTACCGCCTCGGGGATAGGCACGATCACGGCCAGCTCCTCGGCGTCGATGTACTTGTTCTCCCAGTTCACCTCGCTGGTCTGCTTCAGGCTGGTGTCGCCGCTCACAAAGTAGGCGGTGGCCAGCGCGCTCATCACCGGCATGCGCCGCTGCGAGCTGGACATGTTTGGCAGCCGCCGTGCCAGCTGAAACAGCGGGTTGGTCGCCGCCAGGTCCTTCAGTACCTCCGCGCTTACCTCCTGTGGGATCAGCGCGGCCGCGTCCGTGCGGCTGATGATAGAGTTGTAAGGCATTTCCTATGTCCTCCCTGTTGATCTTCGGATAAAGGCGTTCATGTCGCCCTTACCCGGCGGCGGCGTTCCCGCCCCCGACCCGGCGTTGCCGGGCGGCAGTTTCACCTTGAATAGTTCCGGGAAGCTCTGCTTCAGCGCCTCCCAGTTCGTCCGGCCCTTCTGGTCCATGGCGCCGATCTCCTGCGCCGCCAGCCAGGCCAGCTTGGGGTTCGAGCAGCCGATCTCCGGCCGCACGCTCTCCTCGTAGAACTCGGCCCTGCGCTCCGTGGCGTCCAGCTTGGCCGCCGTCTCCTGGAGCTGCTTCTGATGCTCCGACCCCGCCTCCGCCTTGGCAGCCGCCTCTCGCAGCTGCTTGGCCAGCTGGCCGGTCTCCGTCTTGCGCGCTTCCCGCTCGCTCTGCAATGCGCTGCGCAGCCCCGCCGTGTGCGTCTCGTAGAGCTTGCGCACCGGCTCGTCCTGCCCCTTCAGCCACTCATCGAAGCTGGCCGGGGCCTGGGACTGCTGCTCGGTTGGTACCACCTGTGGTACTACCTGTGGTGTGTCCTCTGGCATCTCGCCTCTCCTTTCGCGCATCTCGCGCTATGTGTTGCCTGTTGACATTCGGTCAGGCCCGTGGTATCATTGAGGTATGAAAGAGTCTAGCAGCGACTGGCGCACCTGGAGCCCTGAGGCGAGAGCGATCTTGCAGGCCACAGCCGCCCTCTACTTCGATGGCGACGTCGACGAAGCGTGTCGTCGCGCCAACGAGGAGTGGGCGAAGGTGCGTGTCTTGCCGCGCCCCATCAACCCCCCGGCGTATGTCCACCTGCAGGCCGTCAAACACTCGCTCCATCCTCAGTAGTCCGCGCCGGCAAACAATAGCCGAAAGTCGAACCCACCCAGCCACTGTGCTGGCATAGTCCCGGTCCCCGCGGCGGCAATTGCCTCAGACAGCAACATGCTTGCCGCCTTGCCCTGCATCTCGTCTCCCAACCAGATTTCCACCCGGCGATTGCCCTTGACCGTTAGTCCGAGCGTGAAACCGCCTGGCAGCCCGTTCTGTCTCACGAACTCGGCGGTTATTCGTGCGTTGGCCTTCCGAATCTCCTGGATCAAAGCATCGAGGCCGTCATCGCCGATCCTGTTCCCCAGGTCCCAGATCAGCTTGCCACCTGGCCCCTTCTCGTTCGGCAGCAATAAAGCCATCGCCTGTTGGTTGTAGTTCTTGCCCCACTCCTTGGCCATGGCGATCACATCGCTGCGTGTTCCATGAACGCTGGCATTCAGCGACGGTTCCGGGGTCTCCCACAGGCCGATGGTCTTCTCTACTCCGCCCTGCAGATTGAACCTCTCCATGTAGTTGCCCTCAAAGTCCGCGATTGCCGCGCTCCATCCTTGCGCGCTCTCCCCGACCGCCCGTGCCTCTGCCACCGTCCCAACCTGCCCGGAGAAGAAGCTGAACCCTACCGTCTTTGGTTCCTTCCCGGCCATTACGTCCTTCAGCCCCTTGACCCCGATGCTCGGTCCCCAGGTCTCGCTCTCGGTCCGCTTCACCAGGTCGTCGAGCTTGAACTCGCCGTCCTGCCATGCCTGCCACTTGGCCTTGCCCATGATGCGCTGCTGGGCCGCGTCGTCCTGCTTCTCAAACCACTGCTGGCCGGTCTGGTAGGGCACTTTGTCGTCTTCGTGGCCGGCCAATACGGGAATGGCGGCGCATCTGCCGTTTACGTGATCAGAGAACTCCTCGTCCAGCTGGTAGAACTTGCCATCGTCCACCAGGCAGGCGATGCAGGTGCGCTCCTGCTTGGCGGACAGCCGCCGGTAGCCCACGATCAGCTTGCTGGACTTGAACCGCTCCATGGTGCCGGCCCGGTAGGCCCG